AGAAGGAAAGGTCATCTACCTCCCTACCCAAAACCTTAGAGGGTACAAATATCTCCTTGGCCTTTTCTAACCAAGACTGCTTGTCATCCATAGCTTGGGCCAAGGTCTTAGCAACCTGCTTATCCTCTGTAGTATCTATGACTTGTTGGATTATTTGTCTAGCCTCTACATCAGAGTTAGTAACACCCAAGTCTTTAAGGTCTTCTGCACCTATATCACCTGTTGCTACAGCCTCATCAATCTCCTTAATGGTCTTGCCTGAGGTTTTAGAGAAAGCCTTTACAAACTTGGGAGCCACTGCACCTAAGGTCCCACCAAACCCTGCACCAATAGTACTGTTAAGTAGAATCTGGGTGGGCTCTGGTAACTCACCCTCATCTATAATAGACACAGCAACAGACTCTCCAGCGCCTATAGCTGCACCCCTCTTAGCTTCAATCTTAGCAGCCTCACCTACAACCTTACCAGTAATTTTAGTACCAGCGTTAACACCCTTGGCAGCAGAGCCAAAAGGTATTACGTTAATAGCACCAGCAGTTAGCATCCTACCCAAAGATAGTTCTTCCCTACCCTCAATCTGCTGTGCTGTGTAGTTACCCAACATGCCAGAGCTAAACGCCAACAGTGGGTATAGTGGCGGTATAGCAGCACCCAATGCTTGACCTGCTGCACTGATACCAACCTCTGCACCAAGCCCAGCAACAACCTCCCCACCTGTGGGAGAATTGTCAGGTAGCTCTCCACTGAATAGTTGGTACGAATCGTCACCAATCTTCTCGTAGACTTGCCCATCATCTGCTCTTACTATAGTATCACTTAACCACTCTGACATACGAAAGTACCTTTATTTATTTATTTATTTTTTGCATTGCGTCTAGTATTATCTATAATACCAGTCCACACTTCATTTGGAAGCCCAAAGTCCACAGCACCCATCTTACTGTACCACGGTTCATCTTCAGTTATACCTATACTAGCACCTGTAATAGGTGGAGTATTCCCAAGCCCAGTAGCCACTACACCATTGTTAGGGGTAGTAGGGGTAGTAGGGGTAGGGGTAGGGGCAGTAGGGACAGGAGTAGGCGCCCTCCCCATGATTTGGGCTGCCAGTGCTTCAGCTTCTTCTAAGGTTGTAAGGCCAGCACCAGCAGTAAGAATAGAAACTACCGTATTCCGGTACTTTTCCTCTTCTCTTTTAGTCCCAGTAACACCGGCTGCCCTTATCTTCTCTTGAAGCTGGGCACCACGAGAATAGGCATCCATAGCTTTCTCTGTGTGTCCCGCTTCACTTAACAACCGAGCCATCTCATTAAAAGAATCTACAGAGGGAGGTCGTTGAGATAACTCTTGCATAGAAACCCCCAACTCTCTGTTAGCCCTATCCTGTAATAAGGAGGCCCTCATCTGTGGGTCAAGTAAACCTAATGAATCCTTGTCAGCCGCTGCAAGCTGTCTAGCTACTTCAGGGGTAACACCAGAGTCCCTACCTGCTCTGCTTGCTGCTCCGGTAGCCATTACGTCTGCTAACTTATCAGCATCTGACGGCCCACCAAATGCTTTACCAGCCATCATCGCTAGTAAGCCACCAACAGATCCAGCAGCCTTCTCTCCTTGTGTTCCACTCTGACCTATCTTGTTTATAATAGCTTGGGAGTTCTTTCTGGTGTCCTCCTGTCTCTGTCTTAGTAAATCTTCTGCACTTGAAAAATCAAACATACCAGCCATCTTACTTAATCTCCTCGTAGTTAACTCTTAAGTACCCATCATCACCTTTCATAACAGCTTTAGGGAACACCAACATAGCTTCTTGTGCCATAACACCTATAGTTGGTTGGTCTGGGTGCGCAACTTTCTTACCCTCTTCGTTCCAATCCCAAGTATACATACTTAGACCGCTACCGTACTCACCTACCTTGACAATGTTTTCTTTAAGTCTCATATCACTAGGACCGGGTGCAAAGAACCCAGTACCGCCAGTAGCCATACCCATACCAACCATTGCAGCACCTTGTATTGCTGTACCCAGTAAGTCCGCTTCAGGTGGGGCTTGTTGTGTATTAGCAGCCATTACCTGACCAGCTTGTGCAGAAGCTGCACCACGAGCCTGTTCAGCAGTAAGACCAAGATTCATAAGTTGGTTCTCTATATCATTAACAGAAGAACCAAGACCAAATAGACCACCAGCACCAGTTAGTAAATTACCAGAACGCTGTTGTTGTTGGGCTTGGTTGATTCCAAATAAGCCAGCATCAATACCATATGCTTGCTGTTGTTCTCCCAAAGCTTGTTGCCTAGAGCTACCAGCTAAGTCTGCAAGGGTCATAGACTGCGCCCTACCTAGCCCAAAGGCATCAGGGTTAACCATCCCACCTGCACCTGCACCAGCAGACTCTCCTGCAAGCATGAGGCCCATACGACCACTACCAAACAAGTCATTCTGTAATGCTTGGTTTTGTTGAGCGAACTGTGGAGCTAGTAGTGCAGACTGTTGGCTAAAGATATCAGAGGTACGACCTTCTAAGTCTCTATCAAACCCAAGCTGTGCTGCCTCCCTACCGAATGAACCTTCAAGCTGCCCTGCTAATGCCCCTGCACCAGCAAAGCCAGTGTCTTGTAAGTCTGTTAAGTCGGACCTTATGTCAGATGTATAAGCGTTAGTCCCCTTATCCCATTGAGTTTTACCAACACCACTTGTTAGGGAGTAAGCCTTGAACTTGGCATTTTCAGCCATTGCCATTGCTTCATCACTAATCTCAGAACCACCACCTTTACCACCACCACCCATTATACTATCTCCTTAACCGGAAGCTCGTAAAACACGAACTTGGAATCAAAACCATCACCCTTGAATATCTTACCCCAACCACTACGGCCTAGGGACTCTATAATGTCACACCCTGTAGTGTGAGCAAACCCTTGTATTGTCTTTAACATATCGTCCTTCCACAAATGTAAGTCTTCACCACCTGTGAAGTGCATGATTAATGACTTCAACTGTGGGTATGCCATGGGTTCTGTAACAACAAACCCAAATATCTTACCCTCATCATGGGCAATCCACAACTGTTGCTTGTGGTTCTTCTGTATGGCCATCCTAATATCGTTACCTGTATACCTACCATAAGTATACTCAGCAGTAGCCTCAAAGTAATCCTTTACCTTATGCCAGATGATATCAACATCTTGGTTAGGATATTGTGTAATCACCATCATGCTGTACGCTTCCACATGTATACTGTGATGTATGGTTGTAAGTTCTTGCCTACACCACTAACACCAGCAGAGGCTAAGGTTATGCCAGTAACAGCAGAGCCTGTATCAAAACCATTATTCACCCCTCTGTGCTTACTACCAGCACCGTAATAATCATTATCAATACCAGAGGTGTTATCAAAACGAGTGCCGTGAACATGTCCAGGGTCTGTAAGGGTATGATTATGCTCAACTAATACTGCATCAACACTACCACCAGTTTCCCCTAAAACATCAAAGTTGGTATTACCAGCATCTACACCTACCATTACTCGACCAGCACCAAAGGAAGCCCAAGTACCAAACCCCAGTAATGTTGCTGGGTTAGTAGAACTAGTAGCACTAGTGTAGACAGTACCTACAGGGTTCAGTGCGTTCTTAGCAGCTAGTATTGCAGCATCAACTATAGATGTGTAATTAGCTACCGCAGTAGTAACAAAGGCTGTAGTAGCCAACTGTGTAGAGTTTACCGATGCACCAGCAGTAGGAGCCGAAGGTGCCCCCGTTAGTGTAGGACTGTTAGTATTAGCTTTAGTGTTGTTAGCTGTCTGGATATTGTTGAACTCGTCATTGATCTCAGTACCACTTACAATCTTAAGCGGGTCGCCATGAAGTAGTGCATCCTTAGAGGCAAAGTCTGTAGATTTTGTATAGTTACTCATATGTCATTATCACCTTTATTGTATTCTTCCAGCTTTCACATATACATCCAATCTCTGGATGCTAAGTGGAGCGCCATTTATTTCTGCCTCAAACCCTGCTTGTAGTACCGAACCACTACCACCCACAGAACTAGTTAATGTCCTAATACTAAGACCACCTGTGTACTCTGCAACTGTGTACTCATCCTCCCCGTAGTAGTATGGAGTACCCTCACCCTCAATTACAGTGGGGTAACTGAAGTACTTGGTTGAGTAATCAAACCCTATCTTCTTAACAAAGACTTGGTTAGTGGGGGCAACAACAGTTACACCCAGCTTCTTAGCTATCTTGATTGTGTTACTACTACCTAAGTCAAAGTAGTTAGTGTAGTACTTAAAGTTAAATGCCTGTGAGTTGTCTTGTGAACCGAAGTACTCAGCCAGACCATTAGCTTGGCAGAACAATAACTTCCGTTCCTTCTTGTCAAACACAAAGTTATTATGCCCAAACTGTAACCACTTAGTTACACGGAAAGCACCATCCTCCATCGGCGACCTTGTATCGAAGCAGTAGGCAACGTCTGAGTTAGGAAAGTATAATAGGTAGAAGGAAAAGATAGGGCAGTACACACCCTTTACGTTAGTATCATCAGGCTCGTTAGATATAAGTAAGTTTAAGTCAGATCTAATGTTCTTAGATAAATCCCTAAGTGGCTGAGACTTCTCTTGGATAGTACGACCTAAAGACCTAAGACCTGTAGCAGAAAGGAACAAGATATCTTCACCAGTATTCTGTATAGTGTCGTGTGAGATACAACCGATACCCTCTATAGTCTCTACTAAGGATAGGCTGGCTACATCAAAACTACCTACGAAGTCATCACTATCCTTATATATCATGATACTATTCTGACAGAAGATAACTAGGAATCCGTTATGCGCTCCTAACCCCGTAATGGTATCACTATCTTTAGCGAATGAGCCAGCTATGTTCAATGTACCAGCACTACCAGAACCCCACTTAGTCCCATCAAGTAGGTCAGAGAAGTGTACGGTAGTCTTGTTAGAGCTAGTTGAGGCTGCCCACAGTCGCCCGTAAGCAGAGATAACTATCTCAGCGGAGGGTACAGTACCGGAGTAGCCTGCAAAGGTATCAATGGTACGGAATGCATCAGTAGTTGTTTCGTTAGTATAGACTAAGGGTTTGTACCCAGCTTGGAAGAAGTAAGTCCTGTCATTAAGACTAGCTGCCATCCAGTTACCAGCAGAGATAGTATCTGTTGTGGTAGGGGGTAAGGTTACTAAGTCAGTATACCCCCTAAAGAATGAGGTAGCGTTCCAAGATAAGTTCCTCTTAACACCACCCAAGTCTGTAGAGACATGAGTACCTAATAGGTTTACAGCTACGTTAGCATTAGCTACCCCATCCTTTAGGCTAGTCCTGTAGGCCCAACCTTTCCTGCTACCTAACCTACCATACTTATCAATAATGCAGTTATCAGCCTGTAGGGCAAACCCTGCCTCCAAGGTTACTCCAGACTCCTGTGTGTTAAGCCCAAAGAACCCTGGAGCTACTATGGTTGCTGCCTGTAGTTGTTTAGCCATTAGTGAGCCATCCAGACTAGCTCTTCGGGATGCTTACTTGAATCTAGTGTGATAGCATCTGAGAGGAAGCTACTAGCTACAGAGAAGGCAGAGATAGGGTTAACACCACCATCCTCACCACGCTCTTCCACAGCCATTGCATAGGCTAGTAACTCTACAGCTTTATTAGATACTAATATCTTATCAGCATCATCCTCTAGTTCAGCAGACCTTAAGATTACGTTAAACCTAAGTGTATAAGCCTTATCAGGAGAGGGGTATATGTCTACTATAGTATCACCAGTAGTACCTACACCATTGTAACTATAATGGTAGGGTGAACCAACAGCTATGTCAGTATTAAGAAAGAGGTTATTAAACTCATGTGCTGTTTTGTAGTGCATAAAGAAGTTATCAGTATCGTTAACAACATCAAGTACAGTAAAGTTATTCTTACTTCCAATAAGTTCGTAAGAAAAGATACCAGCAGTAGTGGTAGCTGTTAGTGTAGTACGTAGTGCTGACCAGCTCCAAGCTTCTTCAACAGCTTGCATAGCATCATTAACGTATAAACCAATAAGTGAAGAGTACGTAGTCTCCTCTACAGTAGTAACCTTCCTTTCCCTTAATCTTCTTAATACCTTGTTAACTGTTTCTAGGTAAGTCATAGTTAGTTATAATTCCTATATCTATTTATTAAATATACTTAATAGTATACCATACTTTTGTTTCTTTGTCAAGCTTTATTTTATATTAATTTACCTACCCCACCTAAAGCGTTGGTGTGTATAGGGCCTTAGAATTATTATTATCAAGCTTCTAAGACCCTGTAGATATATTGCGGAGGAGGGTATATACTTAACCTAGTAACTCGGTAAACAGTTTAAGGAAACTATCAGATTTAAATGCAGCACTGTGCGCACAACCACCCTCAGTCTCTATCTCTATGTTCCTTACCCTAATGTCTGCACCCTTGTAACCTACCTTACCTGCGTTACCCCACTTATGGAACGGTATAAACTTAGATAACTGCACTACATTATCGGCCTTGTTATGAATAACTATAACCTCATCTACCGAACTAGGTACAGCAAAGTCATTATCCAGTGCAGGGTTAATAAGTATTAGTTTAGTAAACGAAGCCCCCTTAGCAGCAGCTTGCAACAATATGTTACAACCGTTACTATGCCCTACTCCTATCGAATCCTCTGGTGTCATACCAGCAATTACAGTAGCTATGTTATCCGAGAAGCATCTTACCGCAAACAAACCAAACTCCCCGTAGTCAGCTTCAAGCACAGTGTACCCACAAGCCTCTGTAAGCCCTCGTAAGCTGTCGGTGGTATCCTTACCCCCATCTGATACATTGAAGCCGTGACAGAGTACCACACTAGTCATCTTTTATTACCTCCGTATATGTACTCCATATTGCAATACCCTGATTTAACCCTGAGTCAAGGGCTTCTGTAAGCTCCTGTATGCTCGTTAGACGGACTGTATTATCTTCAAGCACCCAATCTATAGCCAGACCCCTTTGAATGGCCAGAGACAGGTACTGGTAGTCTTGTGGCCTCAC